ATTACTTTAGACATTTAAGTTCCTTAATTTATTTACTTTATCTTCTAGCTCTTTTAAAAACTGGATTACTTCAGTCTCTAATTCAGCCAAATATGCTTGATCCAAGTCAACTCTTTTGCAAAAAAGTTGAAGATTCTCAGGCATCCTGGGGTCATAGCTCACAAAGTCGCACCAGCTAGTCTGTGTGCAACCCATCTGCCATGTCATTTGGGTAATGTACTTGCTGGGCACTTTGCCAGAAAGTATGGTGTCCACGTGAGTGGCTGTGTTTGGGCATTTGATCTCCAACAATCCCCCATCAACCAAACCATCTGGACTTGCACCAGACATTTCAATTCTGGGATGTTGGACAAATCCTACTTGGTTAACCATGCAGTTGTACTTGACCTCGTATGCCGCTCTAGCCAATGGCTCAGTCTCAGTCCCCCACTGCATAGCAGAGTTGCTAAAAGACTCACCAGGCTTGCCTGTAAGCCTCTCACACAGCAATTGAGCCAGATAGTTATCCCTACTTGTGGAATAGCCTGATTTGGTCTTTGCTACTATGTCTGAAACTCTTGATGCTGTGACCTTTCCAAGCCTAACCTGAAACCACTCATCTGTGCCTTGTTCTATTTCCATTATTTAGCCTCCAATTTCTTTTTCATTTTGTCTTTCACAGCAATTACTTTGAGTTGCCAAGGTTTATCACCATCAGTAGCTGAAATAGCCTTAACAAAATTTTTCTGCAACTCAGGCAAATCTTGGCTCTGAGCTATTGCCTCTAACCAATCAGCCATTTCAGATTCATTCACATTAGATTTAGGCTCTGGCTTTCTAGATGCCATGTTGCCATCATCATCCTCTGGGGCAATGCCACAGGCACTCATTAAAGAATACCTCCTTGCATAGGTCAAAGCAGAGCCATAACCTTGTGGGTCTTGTTTGCTTGCTGGTACATGCAAAACACCACACTCCAAAGTTTCCCCAGACTCATGCAGAAATATGGTTTCTACACTTACCCCAGTTGCATTTTCATATAGCTTTTGCATCATACCAATGCCATTGTTGTTTAAGGCATCAATTACAGCCTCCACACAAGCTGAGAGGTCTGCATATTTGGATTTGAAGTGTGGGTTAGTGCTTGATTTAAGAGCCGGTCCAAACTCTTTCTGTGCCTTTACAAATGCTGTTGCTATTAACTTTCCACCTTGATTAGTCATAATGTTCCCCATGTCATTAAAATAAATAAAATAAATGCAATAACAATGCAAGCTGTGATTACCATCTTGTCTTCTTTGTCAAAACCTTCATTCTCAAAATTTGGTTCTGGATGTTCAGGAAATGCCTCAGCTAGTGTTCTTGGAAATGTCTTTGTTGTGGGATTAATATTCCCTTTTCTAAATTTAATTGTCATCTTCAAATTCCTCTGGTTCACAATTTGGGCATCCTGGATGGTCAGGGTCTTGGCAGTGTGGATGTGCAAAATAATGGCTTTTGTATTGTTTTTCAAAAAAATCTTTAGCCCTTAATTCTGCATATTCAGGGTCTTCATCATAATCATTCTCAGGCTCAAAATATGATCTTGTTCCCATTAGAAACTCCTAAATTTGTTAAACTCATTAACCAATTTGAAATAACTAATTGGGTATCTTCTTTTGCCAATAACATCCCAAAATACAACCACAGTATCTGAATCATATTTCCAGCAACCATCTTCAGTCTTGCCATCTTGTGTGTAGTTATATGCTCTAGACATTGATATATCTTTTTGGCAAGCATCAGTGGTTATTACAATCTTTCCTCCAGATTGATTATCAGTCTCTGCAAAGTTACTAGCATGTGCTAAGTTTGCAATTAATAAAAGTGCTAAAAGTTTTTTCATAATGTTTCCTTAATTTAAAAATATCAACTGCTGTGTTGATGAATTAAGTGTAAGCCAAATCTGACTAAATAACCACAATTTACAAAAAATATTTAAATGTGTTGCTTTTATGTAAGTTATGTCTTACAATTACAACATGAAAAAACAAAGAGCAATTGAATTAGCTGGTTCTGCTTCTAAGTTAGCAAGACTATTAGGAGTGGAAAGACAAAGTGTGCACAAATGGAAAAAGATTCCAGAGGGCAGAGTTTGGCAATTGAAAGTTTTAAAACCTGAGTGGTTTGATAAAACACCAAGATTTTAATATATAATTTTTTGAAACTGGGCTAGGTCTGAAGTCATGAGCAGATCGAAAAGAGTACTCCCCTCCTGCCATAGTTTCTTTTCTGGGAGTAACGCGGAGCATTTATGAGAATAAAAAATTGGACTAAATTTCAGCATTTCAAGGATAGGAAACCACCTTGGGTCAAACTGTATCGTGACCTTTTGGATGACATAGACTGGCATGAACTTGACCCTTTGTCTGCAAAAGTTCTTTGTATGCTTTGGCTTATTGCTTCTGAAGATGATGGAAATATACCTGAGCTAAAAACACTTAGTTTTAGACTTAGATTGCCATTAAAGACTACTAAAGATTGCTTATCTAAACTAAATCATTGGCTGATACATGATGATATCAATGTGATATCAAAAGGATATCAACATGATGGTCTAGAGACAGAGACAGAGACAGAGTTAGAGAAAGAGAAAGAGAAAGAGAAAGAGACAGAGGTAAAGACAAAAGCCTCAAGGCTTTCCCCAAACTGGAAATTATCTGAGTCTGATTACAATTTTTGCAGATCAGAAAGACCAGACCTTGATCCACAAAAAATAGCTGAATCCTTCAAAGATTACTGGATTTCTAAACCTAAAGATGCAAGTAAAACTGACTGGTCAGCAACTTGGAGAAATTGGGTCAGAAGACAGGATATTTCTAAAAACAAGCAAAAATCCTTTTACCAAAGTGATTTAGAAATTAAAAAAGCCAGACATGATGAAATGGTAGGAAAAACTAGAAGACCTACTATAGACATAACCCCTAATGACATATTGGAGCTGAAATGAGCCTACCTATAGAAGTTATTAATAAGGTTTTTTTAAGACTTTCCAACACTTATGGATCAAGCTGGGATTCCATGTGGGCATTAAATGACATTCATGAAGTCAAAGAACTTTGGGCTAATGAGCTTAATTTTTTTCATGAAAAATGGGATTGTTTTAGATGGGCTTTTGAAAATCTACCTGAAAGACCTCCAAATTTAATTCAATTTAAAAAATTATTGATGGAATGTCCAAAATTAAGAATTGAAACTCAAGTTTATTTACCACCACCAGATGTTCCACCAATGTCTGATGAAATAAGAGAAAAAATAAATGAGTTGCGAAAAAGTTTAACTGCTCATAAATATCAAAGGTGAACTATGAAAACATTAATATCTACTGTTGAACAAGATGAAATTACAAAAGAATGTTCAAAATCTTTTGATTTTCAATTTGATGGGTCTACCAAGTTTCAAGTTCCTTTTTTTGAAAAACCTGAAAATTTCCAAATAGGCTTGATTGTAGGGGCATCAGGCAGTGGCAAATCTTCCATACTATCTACCATAGGAGAGACTGAAAAAGTGTCTTGGAATCCTAATAAAGCCATTTGTAGCCATTTTGAAAATGCTTTGGATGCTCAGAACAAACTTAGTGCTGTTGGACTTAATTCTGTGCCATCTTGGTTGAAGCCATATCATGTGCTTTCTATGGGGGAAAAATTTAGAGCTGATTTGTCAAGATCACTTAAGGACAATGCAATCATTGATGAATTTACTTCTGTTGTAGATAGAAATGTGGCTAAATCTTGTTCTTATGCTATAGCTAGACACATTAGAAAAAATGGTTTGAAAAACATGGTGTTTGCCTCTTGTCACTATGACATCATTGAGTGGTTACAACCTGACTGGATTTTTGATACAACTACAAGCAGACTTACAGTCGCAAGGGGGTCAGTTCGGCCAGTTCTGGAATTGGAAATACTTCCTTGCACAACCGAAGCATGGTCAGTCTTTCGCAACCATCACTATCTCTCAGGAAACCTTAATAAAAGTTCACGATGTTGGATCGCAACATGGGAGGAAACGCTTGTTGGATTTGCCGCAGCTATCACTCTTCCCTCTGGAACATTAAAAAAAGCATGGAAAGGTCATAGGACTGTGATATTACCTGATTTTCAAGGTCTAGGTTTTGGAGTTCGAATTAGTGATGCAATTGGGCAAATATTTGTAAATGAGGGATGTAGATATTTTTCTAAGTCTAGCCATATTAGACTTGGTGAATATAGAAACAATTCACCTTTGTGGAGACCAACAGCTCACAATATGCAAGATAGAAGTAGGCAATATAAAAAATCATTAGAACACAAAACAGACTTTTTTTGGTCTAAAGAAATGACTGAAAGACATGCAGATAGGATTTGTTATTGTCATGAATATATAGGAGCAATATGATTAAAACAATTTGGCAACCAGTTCCATCTTGGGACAATATGGTAAAAGATAGATTAACCACAAAATTACCTATAGCAGAAAGGTTGCCAAAATCAACCAGAAAGCCCAAGGAGCTATCTAAATGCGAAAAGTTAGGTGTATGTAGTCCATCAGACAAAACTTGTCCAAAATGCCCAAATAAAAAAGCTATTAAAGTTTCTAAAAGTTTGCCTTTGGTTAATCACTTTCCTAGAATTTACAATAATTTGGGATCAAGATATTCAAATGAAATGAGAAAATGGATTATAGAAAATGTTTGATTGGGATGCTGAATATCAAAAAATAGTCAAATTTTATGCTCAACTTGCTTTAAGAGATGGATGGATTGAATATGTTAGATATTCAGTTAAACAGAAACAAGAAACAGAACCTTTGTTAAAAAATTTGGCAAAAGATGTGGCTCAAAAAATTAAGGAATTAAAAGATGAGAACAGCAAGTAGGATTGATAATAACCAAAAAGCCATTGTGGAGGCTCTTAGAGCTGTTGGAGCTACTGTTTACCATATCAAAGAGCCTTGTGACCTTTTGGTTGGTTATCATGGTCAGACCTTGCTTATGGAGGTCAAAAATCTAGAAAATTCTTATGGCAAAAAAGGATTTAATGAAAATCAAAAGCATTTTGCAGAAAATTGGAAAGGAGGAGCTTTTTGCCTTGTGGATAGTATTGAATCAGCTCTCAGAATGTTAAACATAATGATTGATTAATATGCAATACAAACTTGTCAACCCAGAACAAGGTTCAGCTCTAATGAAAACCTTGTGGGCAAAAATGAAAACAG